AATCGTACCTTTAGCATTTATGCGTGGTAGAACATTTTTAGATTCTTGTATTATTGTTGATGAGGCACAAAACGTTACTCATGAACAAATGGAAATGATTGCTACTCGTATTGGTTTACGTTCTAAAATGATTGTTTGTGGTGATGATCACCAAGTAGATTTAAAAGCAAAACGCGATTCAGGATTTAGATTTTTATATACAGCAGCTCGTAAAGTAAAAAATATGTGTGCTATAACTTTAAAACAAAATCACAGAGATCCTATTGTTGATGATTTGCTATTAATTTATGAAGAAGCAGCAGAAATAGGCATTACTACTGGTTCAGCAGGAACAAGTGGAAAAGCTAAAAAGTAAGGAAAGGAACCATAGCTTTTTAATATTTATAATAAAAAAGCATGGCAACTTTAACTACTCAAATTTATGAAATATTAACTCTTGACGGAGAAAATGTAGGAGCTTCATATGTTAATACGATTAATGGTATTAACTATTTAGATAATAGATCCTTAAGCATCCCTTCAGGTTCAGTTACTACTATATTTAATTTAGATTCACTCCCAGGTGCTGGTACTTTTGTAACAAGTAGTATACGATATGTTAGAGTAACAAATACAACACCTGCTAATATCCCTATTAAATTAATTGTTTCTTCATCAACAGAAGCGATGAGTTATTTAATAACATCTGGTAGTTCATATATGTTATCAACAAGTAAGATGACAGGAAGTACTAGTGGTTTATCATTTAGTGATATTAAATCAGTTAAAGTTGAACCATCAGGTAGTAGTGGAAGTATAGAATATTACATAGCAACAACTTAATAAATTATGGCATCTACAGTAATACCAATTTGGCCAGGTTCAGCATCATTTGCTACCGTATCTGCTTCTTACTATGGAACAGGTACTTGGCCACCTCCTACTCCATTTGGATTTTATGATAATGATCCTGAATTTAAAACAGATGCCAATAAGGTTTCTAACTTCTGTGCTTTACACTTAGGATATCCTATTGAAAATATAGAATTACAAGAAATAAATTTCTTTGCTGCATTTGAAGAAGCAGTAACAGTATATGGAAATGAATTATATGCTTTCCAATTAAGAGATAATTACTTATCTTTAGAAGGAGCATCCGATAGAATTGATGTAAATAATTCTATATTTACTCCTACAATGGCTACTATTGTTAGATTATCTCAACAATATGGTGAAGAAGCAGGAGCTGGTGGTAATGTAACTTGGTTTAAAGGCCAATTAGCATTAACCCCAGGTGTTCAAACTTATGATTTATCTAAATGGGCAGATGATTTAGGTATTGTTGGTGGAATAGAAGTAAAAAATGTATGGTATCAACCACCACCAGCAATTAACCAATTATACGCACCAACCTTAATGACAGGTCAAGGTGGTTTAGGTGGTGTTCCTCCTCTTGGATTTTATGGATTTGGATATGGATATGCAAACTATTTAATGATGCCTACAAGTTTTACTATGCAAAACTTGCAAGCTATTGAAATGCAAAACACAGTAACATTATCTAATTATACATTTAATATAGTTAATAATTTCATTTCAGTATTCCCCGTCCCTGGTACCGGAATGGGAGGTGATGATTTTGATGGAGGTGATGATTTAGGATATGGTGAATTTTTAGTGTTTGATTTTATTAAAATTCAAGATAGAATTGATGCTGCTTTTGCTGATGGTACTAATAAAATTAGTAATACTTCAAACGCTCCTTATTTAAATCCAACATATTCTAAAATTAATTCAATAGGAAGAAGTTGGATATTTGAATACACTTTAGCTAAAGCTAAAGAAATGTTAGGTTTAACTAGAAATAAATACTCCTCAGTACCAATCCCAGGAGCAGAAGTAACATTAAATGGTGATGGTTTAGTATCGGCAGCAGCAACTGAAAAAGAAGCATTAATTACAAGATTAAGAGAATATTTTGATCAAACTTCACGTCAAGCACTACTTGAAAGAAGAGCAGCTGAATCAGCAGCAAGAGTACAAGAGATTAACCAAGTTCCAATGACAATATTTATAGGATAATATGGCACTATACGGACAAATGCGAGATATTTCTATGTTTAGATTCATTAATCGTGAATTAATGTGGAATATTATTTCTGAACAAGTAGTGTTTTACAAATATAATGTTACAACAACTAAAGTAAATATGTATGGTGAATCAGTTGAAGGTAGAAATTTTGCTGATCCTGTTTTATTGTTTTCTTTAATTGAAGTTGGAGCCCAAACATCCCCAGTAGATGATTTTGGTGTAGAATTTAAATGGCCTACTACTTTTAGATTTTTAAGAGATGATTTAGTAGATGCTAATTTACATCCTGAACAAGGAGATATAATAATGTGGCAAGAAGGATATTGGGAAATAGATAATGTAAATGCAACCCAATTTTTTGTAGGTAAAGATCCTGATTACCCTTATTTAGATGGTGCAGGAAATAACCCATATGAAACAGATTTAGGTCAATTTGGTTATAATGTATCCATAATTTGTGAAACACACTATGTACCATCAGACAGAGTAAATATACAATTATCTAGAATGTAATGAGTAACGGAAGATTAAATAAACCAACCCCAAAGACCCAACGTGAAATTAGCGTTGAACAACACGTATCAACGTATGTACCTGCGGGTAATCCAAATTACGCCGACCCTAATGTCCCTGGTGTTAACCGTGCTCTACAAACGTCATTCCGCAACGATAACACAAAACCTTTTAGCATTGGTATCAAAGATATCGATGAAGCTGTATTTTATTATTTTGAAAATGTAATTCAACCTTCTGTTATACAAAATGGTGCTCGTTTACCTGTTCCTGTAATTTATGGTTCTCCTGAAAAATGGAAATCATATCAAAAAGATGGTTACTATAGAGACCAAAAAGGTAGAATTATGGCTCCTTTAATTATGTTTAAACGTGAGTCTATAGAAAAAGTTAGATCTATTAGTAATAAATTAGATGCTAATAATCCTCATAATTACAGTGTTGCTACTAAAAGATATGATGCTAATAATTCATATGATAACTTTAAAGTATTAACAAATAGAATTCCGGAAAAACAATTTTACGCTACTGTAATTCCAGATTACATTACAGTAAATTATACTTGTGCTGTTTTTACATATTATGTAGAACAATTAAATAAAATAGTAGAAGCTATTGAATACGCTTCAGATGCATATTGGGGTGACCCACAACGTTTTAAATTTAGATCAATGATTGATTCTTTCGGTTTCCAAACGGAACTTGTTCAAGATGAAGAAAGAATAGTAAGAAGTACTTTTAATATTAAACTAAATGGATATATTGTTCCTGAAATTTTACAAAAAGATATTAATTCTATTAAAAAATATACCGATACTACAAAAATTATATTTTCAATTGAAGCTTCTTCAGTGGATTCCTTATATAATGGTCAGATCAACAATAACGGAACTATTACAACCCCAGAAACTATAAAAGCTCTGGAAGTAAAGAAAAAAGTTAATGCAATATGATCTTTTTCCAATATTTATATAAGATAAATCCTGAAGAATGGCTCAAGTAAGATTTTTAGATCAAGTTCCTGTTGGCGTATACCAAGTAAATAATGGTACCGGTGGAGGTACTATCGATATATACCAAAATGGTACATTAGTTAGTTCTAGTGTACCCTTTATAAACTTTACAGGATCGGTCGAATTATCAACATTTAATGTTGATGGTGTTACAGTTTATGTTACAGCATCCGGAGTAGGATTCCCATTTTCAGGTTCAGCAGTAATTACTGGTTCTTTAGTAATTTCAGGTTCATCACCTACACCAATTATAATTCAAACCCTTCCGGTACAAGATATAAATTATGTTGTAACTTATAACCCAACTACAGGCGTTATAGGTTATGTAAATGCTACATCCGGTACAAGTGGTATAGCCGGAACTTCAGGCGTTTCAGGACAATCAGGTACATCAGGAACAAGTGGTTCTTCAGGAACTTCAGGTTCATCTGGAAATAGTGGTTCATCAGGTTCAGATGGTACTTCAGGTACAAGTGGTACAAGTGGTACATCAGGCACCTCAGGAAATAGTCAAACCTCAGGTACGTCAGGAACATCAGGTTCTTCAGGAAGTTCAGGTACAAGTGGTGAAGATGGCACTTCAGGAACTTCAGGTGTTTCAGGCACTTCAGGAACAAATGGCTCTTCAGGTACTTCAGGAGTAGATGGTACCTCAGGAACAAGCGGAGTTTCAGGTACATCAGGCACTTCAGGAAGTTTAGGTACATCAGGTGGAAATGGGACATCAGGTACTTCAGGTATCTCAGGCACTTCAGGTTCAACTGGTACTTCAGGTACAAGTGGAGAAGATGGCACTTCAGGAACATCAGGTTCTTCAGGTACTACAGGAACCTCAGGTCAAGATGGTTCATCAGGTCAAAGTAAAACTTCAGGTACAAGTGGTACATCCGGTACAGCAGGTACTTCAGGTATAGATGGCACTGCAGGTACAAGCGGTACAAGCGGTACTTCAGGTTCAACAGGATTAAGTGGCACTTCAGGCAATTCAGGTACAGCAGGTACTTCAGGTTCAACTGGTACTTCAGGTACAAGTGGAGAAGATGGCACTTCAGGAACTAGTGGTACTTCAGGCACAAGTGGAACAACAGGTTCAACAGGAACCTCAGGAAATAGTCAAACCTCAGGAACTAGTGGCACAAGCGGTACAAGTGGCACTTCAGGTTCTACAGGTACAAGCGGAACTTCAGGAAACTCAGGTTCTACAGGTACTTCAGGTACATCAGGTGTCGATGGTACTGCAGGTACTAGTGGTACAAGCGGTACTTCAGGTTCAACTGGTACTTCAGGTACATCAGGTTCTTCCCAAACATCAGGTACTAGTGGTACAAGCGGTACTTCAGGTTCAACTGGTACTTCAGGTACAAGTGGAGAAAATGGTACAAATGGTACTTCAGGAATTTCAGGTTCAGCTGGTACTTCAGGTACTAGCGGAACAAGTGGAACAACAGGTTCAATAGGAACTTCAGGCGCATCTAGCTCAGCAGGTACTTCAGGTACATCTGGTACTAGTGGTACAAATGGTAGTATAGGAACAAGCGGTAATTCAAGTTCAGCAGGAACTTCAGGTTCAAGTGGAACATCAGGTTCAAGTGGAACTTCAGGTTCATCGGATACAAGCGGTACAAATGGTACATCAGGTTCAAGTGGTTCATCGGGAACTAGCGGAACTTCAGGTTCTAGTAGTTCAGCAGGAACAAGTGGTACTTCAGGTACTTCAGGAACATCAGGTTCAATTGGTACTAGTGGTGCTTCTCAAACAGCTGGAACTAGCGGAACATCAGGAACATCAGGTTCAACTGGTACTGCAGGAAACGACGGTAATAGTGGCACAAGTGGTACATCAGGTACAAGTGGTACCTCAGGTTCTACAGGTACAAGTGGTTTATCCCAAACAGCTGGTACTTCAGGTACTAGTGGTAGCTCAGGAACTTCAGGAAATGTTGGTTCATCAGGAACAAGCTCAACTTCAGGCACTTCAGGCACTTCAGGTTCTTTAGGAACAAGTGGTGCCGCTGGTTCAGCAGGTACTAGTGGCACTTCAGGCACTTCAGGAACATCAGGTTCAATTGGAACCTCAGGTTCTAGTAGTTCATCAGGAACAAGCGGTACAAGCGGTACAGCTGGTTCAAATGGTACCTCAGGTTCTAGTAGTTTATCAGGAACAAGTGGTACAAGCGGTACAAGTGGTACAGCTGGTTCAATTGGTACTAGTGGCGCTTCTCAAACAGCTGGTACTTCAGGAACTAGTGGTACATCAGGTTCAATAGGAACCGGAGGAAATGCAGGAAATTCAGGCACAAGTTCAACCTCAGGTACATCAGGTACTTCAGGTTCAACTGGTACAAGTGGTTTAAGTCAAACATCAGGTACAAATGGTACTAGTGGAACTTCAGGCTCAACAGGTAATGCTGGTACTTCCGGTAATTCATTAACTAGTGGTACTAGTGGAACTTCAGGTTCAAGCGGTACTTCAGGAGATCAAGATTTTAGTACCTCAGGTCAATCTTTAACATCTGGTACAAGTGGTACTAGTGGTAGTTCAGGTACCTCAGGTGCTTCAAGTTCAGCAGGCACTTCAGGTACTGCTGGAACAAGTGGTACATCAGGTTCAATAGGAACCTCAGGAAATAGTAGAACTGCAGGAACTAGCGGTACTTCAGGTACGGCTGGTTCAAATGGTACATCAGGTACTAGTAGTTCAGCAGGTACTTCAGGTACAAGCGGAACAAGTGGTACCTCAGGTTCTTTAGGAACATCAGGTAATGCAGGAAATAGTGGTACAAGTTCAACATCAGGTACTAGTGGCACTTCAGGTTCAACTGGTACATCGGGTTTATCCCAAACAGCAGGTGCTAGCGGAACTTCAGGAACAAGTGGAACAACAGGTTCAGCAGGTACAACAGGTCAATCTTTAACATCTGGTACAAGTGGTACTAGTGGTAGTTCAGGTACTTCTGGAGATGCTGATTTTAGCACCTCCGGTCAATCAAGAACATCAGGTACTTCAGGAACTAGCGGTAGTTCAGGTACATCCGGTGCTTCACAAACATCAGGAACTAGTGGAACAAGCGGTACTTCAGGTTCAATAGGTACTTCAGGTTCTAGTAGTTCAGCAGGAACAAGTGGTACAAGTGGAACAAGCGGTACCAGTGGTTTAATTGGCACATCAGGTGCTAGTAGTTCAGCTGGTACAAGCGGTACTAGTGGAACTAGCGGTACTAATGGATCTAATGGTACAAGCGGTAACGCTGGTAATAGCGGTGCTAGTTCAACATCAGGAACTAGTGGTACTTCAGGTTCTACAGGTACAAGTGGTTTATCCCAAACAGCTGGTACTTCAGGTACTAGTGGATCTTCGGGTACAACAGGTAATGCTGGTACTGCAGGAAGCTCATTAACTAGTGGTACATCAGGAACAAGCGGTACAAGCGGTACTTCAGGTGATCAAGATTTTAGTACTTCAGGTCAATCTTTAACATCCGGTACAAGCGGTACTAGTGGTAGTTCAGGAACATCTGGTGCTTCAAGTTCAGCAGGTACTTCAGGAACAAGCGGTACTTCAGGTACTGCAGGTTCATTAGGAACTTCAGGTGTAGCAGGTACAGCAGGAACCTCAGGAACTAGCGGTACGAATGGTACAACTGGTACTAAAGGTATATCAGGTGAATCTAATACTTCAGGAACAAGCGGTACATCAGGTTCAACAGGTACAGCTGGTAACGCAGGAAATAGTGGAACTAGCTCAACATCAGGAACTAGCGGAACTTCAGGTTCAACTGGTACTTCAGGTTTATCTCAAACAGCAGGTACAAGCGGTACATCAGGTACAAGCGGTACAACAGGTTCAGCAGGTACAACAGGTCAATCTTTAACATCAGGTACAAGTGGTACTAGTGGTAGCTCAGGTACATCTGGGGATGCGGATTTTAGTACTTCAGGTCAATCAAGAACATCAGGTACAAGCGGTACAAGTGGAACTGCAGGTACATCAGGAATATCTCAAACAGCAGGCACAAGTGGAACTTCAGGAACTTCAGGTTCAATAGGTACTTCAGGAAATAGCCAAACAGCTGGTACTAGTGGTACTTCAGGTACAAGCGGAACTTCAGGTTCTATAGGTACTAGTGGAAATTCAAGAACAGCAGGTACTTCAGGTACTTCAGGTACTTCAGGTACTTCAGGTTCTACAGGTACAAGTGGTTTAAGTCAAACCGCCGGTACTAGTGGTACAAGCGGTACTAGTGGTACAAGTGGTTCAATTGGTACTAGTGGTAGTTCAAGTGCTTCAGGTTCAGCAGGTACTTCAGGAACCTCAGGTACTTCAGGAACAAATGGTTCAAACGGTACTTCAGGTAATGCTGGTAATAGCGGTGCAAGTTCAACCTCAGGAACAAGCGGAACATCAGGTTCAACTGGTACAAGTGGTTTAAGTCAAACATCAGGTACAAATGGTACTAGTGGAACTTCAGGTTCTACAGGTACTGCAGGTACTGCAGGAAATAGTCAAACAAGCGGTACTTCAGGAACTTCAGGTTCATCAGGTACCTCAGGAGATGCTGATTTTAGCACTTCAGGCCAATCAAGAACATCAGGTACAAGCGGTACTAGCGGTACAGCTGGTACTTCAGGAAATAGCCAAACATCAGGCACAAGTGGAACTTCAGGAACTTCAGGTTCAATAGGTACTAGTGGTGCTTCAAGAACAGCAGGTACATCAGGTACCTCAGGCACTTCAGGAACAAATGGTTCAATAGGTACAAATGGAGTTTCAGGTGCAGCTGGTTCAGCAGGAACTTCAGGAACTTCAGGAACTTCAGGAACAAATGGTTCAAATGGAACCTCAGGAAATGCAGGAAATAGTGGAACAAGTAGTACTTCAGGTACAAGCGGAACTTCAGGTTCTACAGGTACATCAGGTTTATCACAAACCTCAGGTACTAACGGTACATCAGGTACAAGTGGTAGTACAGGTACAGCGGGTACATCAGGAAATAGTCAAACAAGCGGCACTTCAGGTACATCCGGAACCGCAGGTACTTCAGGAGATGTTGATTTTAGTACCTCAGGTCAATCTAGAACATCAGGAACTAGCGGTACTTCAGGTACTGCTGGTACATCTGGTATTTCTCAAACATCAGGAACTAGCGGCACTTCAGGCACTTCAGGTTCTATAGGTACTAGTGGTGCTTCTAGAACAGCGGGCACATCAGGAACTAGTGGTACTAGTGGAACAAATGGTTCTATAGGAACTAGTGGAGTTTCAGGAGCTGCAGGTTCAGCAGGTACAAGCGGTACCAGTGGAACTTCAGGAACAAATGGTTCAAATGGAACTTCAGGAAACGCAGGTAATAGTGGTGCTTCTTCAACAAGTGGTACATCCGGTACTTCAGGTTCAACAGGAACTAGTGGTTTATCTCAAACTGCAGGTACTAGTGGAACTTCAGGTTCATCAGGTACTTCAGGTGCAGTAGGTTCTTCAGGTGCATCACAAACTTCAGGTACATCAGGAACTTCAGGTAGTTCAGGTACTTCAGGTGCCGCAGGTTCAGCAGGAACCTCTGGTACTAGTGGAACTTCAGGTACTAACGGTTCTATAGGTACATCAGGCGCTTCTAGAACAGCAGGTACAAGCGGAACTTCAGGAACTGCTGGTTCATCAGGTACTTCAGGTGCCGATGGTTCCTCAGGTGCTAGTCGTACTTCAGGTACAAGCGGTACTTCAGGTTCATCAGGAACTAGTGGTGCAATAGGTTCATCAGGTGCTTCACAAACAGCAGGTACTTCAGGAACAAGTGGAACTTCAGGAACTTCAGGTTCAATTGGAACCGCAGGTGTTTCACAAACAGCAGGTACTTCAGGAACAAGCGGTACTTCAGGTACTAATGGTTCAAATGGTACCGCAGGTGTTTCAGGAAATAGTCAAACATCCGGTACTAGTGGTACATCAGGAACTAGCGGTACAAATGGTTCATCAGGAACTAGTGGTAACGCAGGAAACAGTGGTGCTAGTTCAACAAGCGGTACAAGTGGAACATCAGGTTCTACAGGTACATCAGGATTAAGTCAAACATCAGGTACTTCAGGAACTTCAGGTTCTTCAGGTACTAGTGGAAATATAGGA